GATGTGTTCTTTAGATCAAAAGATGACATGGACGTTCCCGTCGTCTTCCAGTTAAGATCTATGGTTAATGGAGCACCTTCTCCAAGAGTTCTTCCATTCTCAGAAATTGTTCTTGATCCAGATGATGTTCTTACTTCTGCAGACGGATCGATTGCAACTAATGTTCAATTTAAAGCACCTGTCTACTTAGAAGGTGGAACTGAATATGCAATATGTTTAGCATCCAACTCAACTAAGTATAGTGTTTATATTTCTCGAATAGGTGAAAATGATCTCTTGACAGATACATTTATTTCTAATCAACCATATCTTGGATCACTGTTTAAGTCACAGAACGCCTCTACATGGGAACCTAGTCAGTGGGAAGATCTTAAGTTTACTCTGTATAGAGCGGACTTTATTGAGAATGGTTCTGTTGAATTCTACAGTCCCGAATTAACAGAGGGAAATAGACAAATTCCTACCCTGTTACCCAATCCAATAAGTCTTAATTCAAGACAAATCAGAGTCGGTCTTGGAACCACCGTGGCTGACGCTGGATATGAAATTGGTAATACGTTCTTCCAGTTAGGTACAAACGCCACAGGAGACCTTGTAGGCACCGCTGGGTCTGCTACAGGTAATCTCTCTATTACAAATGCTGGTCTTGGACTGACACCCTCTGATGGAAGTTTTACGTTTACTGGAGTAAACCTAGTAACTCTTACTGGAAACGGAAGAGGGGCAACAGCAGAAATTAGTGTTAATAATGGATCTATTGTTGCAAGTGGAGCAACAATTGTATTAGGTGGATCGGGATATCAACAGGGAGATGTTCTTGGAATTACTACTATCGGTATTGCATCGATGGGTAGAAATGTAAGATTGACCGTTGCTGGAATTGGACACACTAACGAACTTATTCTAAACAATATTCAGGGTGAGTTTGTTGTTGGTGCTGCTAAAACGCTTGGATATTTTACAAGTGCAGGTGCAGCCACAACCTTGAATAATGATCTTCCAGCCGCACCTGGAGGTGATGTTCAGATCACTGCTACTAGCATTGATAATGATGGTTTACATTTTAATGTTGATCATAAAAATCATGGAATGTACTTCTCTAATAACCAGGTTAAAATTTCTGGTGTCAGTGGCGATGTAAGACCAACCACCCTTTCAGTTGAACTCCCCGCAGGATCTAGTGATGGTGTCACTGTCTCTTCAGCATCTTCATTTACAACTTTTGAAAATGTAGGAGTTGGAACAACTAATATTGGTTATATTAAGATTGGAGATGAAGTAATTACTTATACTCAGGTTGCAGGTAATACACTTAGTGGAACAATTACAAGGGGCGTAGATCCCAAAACTTATCCTGTAGGAACACCAGTTCACAAATATGAACTTGGTGGTGTAAATCTTCAAAGAATAAACAGAACTCATAATATGAGTGATGTTACTCAAGCAGATCAATTTACATTTGACAGTTATAAAGTCAAGTTAGATATGAGTTCCGCGACCGGAACTGATAGAAGCACAGATGTTGGTTTCCCTAAACTTTACATGGGAACTGCAAAATCTGCAGGTGGATTTGGTGTTAAAGCCACACAGAATATGCCTTTTGAAATTTTAACTCCAAATATTCAAAACCTCACTGTTACTGGCACATCTATTTCTGCTGAAGTTAGAACTATATCCGGTAAGAGTTTCAGTGGAAATGAAATCCCTTATGTTGATAAGGGATTTGAAGATATTACCATTAATCAAAAGAATTATTTTGATTCCCCAAGAATGATTGCATCTAAGATTAACGAAGATACAAATCTTTCAACGATTGAAGGTAATAAATCTATGAATATGAGATTATTCCTTACATCAACTGATACTCGCATTAGTCCAATTATTGACTCTCAAAGGGTCAGTGCAATCTTGACATCTAACCGAGTTAATAATATTATTACAAATTATGCAACTGATTCGAGAGTTGACACGATTGACGAGGATCCAACTGGATGTCAATACATCTCTAAAGAGATTGTTTTAGAAAATCCAGCATCCTCTATTAAGATTATTCTCACTGGACATCTTACTGAGGTGAATGATATCAGAGCATTCTACTGTGTTAATAATAAACCAGGACTTGAACCAATCTTTACTCCATTCCCTGGATATAGCAACCTTAACTCTAGAGGACAAATTATATCTCCAGAAAATAATAATGGAGAATCCGACGTATTTGTTCTTAAGTCTAATACATATGGATACGATAGTAGAGACCTAGATTACAGGGAATATACTTTCACTGTTGATCAACTACCATCATTTAGAACATATAGAGTGAAATTAAATCTGACTTCTACAAGTCAGTGTTTTGTCCCAAGGGTCAAGGAACTTAGAGTTATTGCTTTAGCATAATATGGATTTTTATGGATTAGAGGGTCATAAGGATCTCGCGAGAGATCCTGAGACGAACGCAGTTGTTAATGTAAATACTCTAGAATATCAACAGTATCTTGCAAGACGTGATGTCAAAACTGAAAATAATCACAAAACACAAGACATGGAGCAAGAACTTGCTAACATGAAAGGTGATATTGATGAAATCAAGTTTTTACTAAAGGAGTTATTAAATGGACCCAAATGATATAGAACTTTCAAATCTATCAAAAAGTTTTGCTTATCAAAAACTCGCATCTGAAATAGATGAGTGTAATGATCGTGATGAACTTAGAAATATTGCAAAGTCTTTTATAAAATTATATTATAAACAACAAGAAACTATGTCGGTAATAGGTATTACAAATGGCATCTAAAACAATCACCTTTGATAAAAATTCTGGAGTCCCCTACGGACTTAATTTGACCATGTATGGTGGATCAGATTTTGAAGTTACATTAAACGTAAAAACTACTTCAAGTGGAGCGTTTGATTTAACTAATTATAGTGGAACGGGTGGTATGTCCAAAAGTGTTGCTGTTGGAGCAACTCTTGGAATAACCTCTGCTTTTACTGTTGGATTTACAAGTGCATTTGATGGTGTAATGAAACTATCATTGGCTGCTGTTAATACTAGAGCGACAACAGAAGGTAGATATGTTTATGATGTTTTGGTGAAGGAGTCTGTTGGAGGGGGTGCTACTACGTATCCTTTAATTAGTGGAAATGTGACGGTGATTAATCCGATATCTTCAGCACCCTAAATACACTTAGGAAACTTGTGGAATAAATGGCACAACCAGCAAGTAGAGTAGATTTAATTAATTATTGCAAAAGGCAACTGGGAGCTCCAGTCCTTGAGATTAATGTTGCCGATGAACAATTAGATGATCTAGTTGATGATGCTCTTCAGTTATTTCATGAGCGTGACTATGATGGAACTATCCAAACTTTTTTAAAATATAAAATTACGCAGGCAGATATAGACAGAGGTAGAGCAAGAGGTGGAGATAATCCTGTTGGAATTGTAACCACTAGTGCAACTTCTTCAATTGATGGTCAAACAGTAACTTTCTCATACGAAGAGAATAGTAATTACATTCAAGTTCCACCACAGGTTCTAGGAATAACTAAAATTTTTAGATTTGATGGAAGTAACACTGTAACTAATAATATGTTCAGTGTTAAATATCAAATGTTTTTAAATGATATTTACTATTTTGGATCTACTGAAATTTTAACTTATGCAATGACCAAGAGATATCTTGAGGATATGGATTTTGCATTGAACACTGAAAAACAGATAAGATTTAATATGAGGCAAGATAGACTTTATCTTGATATTGATTGGGGATCCGTTAAGGTTGATGATTTTTTAGTTATTGATTGCTATCGTCTTATTGACCCTAACGATTTTACTAGAGTTTATAATGACTCTTTTTTAAAAAGATATCTGACAGCATTAATTAAGAGACAGTGGGGTCAAAATTTAATTAAGTTTCAAGGTGTTAAACTTCCTGGTGGAATTGAATTAAATGGCAGACAAATATATGATGATGCAGAAAAAGAATTAGATAAGATTAGAGAAGTAATGTCGAATACCTATGAATTACCTCCGTTAGATATGATAGGTTAATATCATGGTATTAAATCCTTTCTTCACACAAGGCACATCTTCTGAGCAAAATCTTGTTCAGGATTTGATAAATGAACAGCTTAGAACTTATGGTGTAGACATTTTTTATCTGCCCAGAAAATTCATGACAGAAAATACTGTCATAAGAGAGGTAGTGCAATCAAAATTCGATATGGCACTTCCTCTTGAGGCATATGTTGATAATTATGATCAATATTCAGGGGCAGGAAATATTTTATCAAAATTTGGTATTGAGTCAAAAGATGAAGTTAGACTTATTATTTCAAGAGAACGATTTGAAAATTATATTACACCATTAATTGAAGATCAGGCAAATGTAAAACTATCAACTAGACCAAAAAGCGGAGATCTTATTTGGTTTCCCCTTGATGATAGAATTTATGAGATTAAAGATATTGAATATGCAAAACCATATTATCAGTTACAAAATCTCTATGTTTATGAATTATATTGTGAACTATTCCGTCTTGAGGATGAGGTTATTGCAACGGGCATCGATGATATTGACAATAATCTTATTGGCGAAGAATATGATGGTCTTACTGATGATGGAATCAATACCATTCAGGGTCCAACACAAACACTTACTCTAGTTGGTGCTGGTGTAACAGCAACTGCAACTGCTGCTATCTTTGATGGTGGTGTTAGATTCTTTACTGTTACAAATAGGGGTGGTGGATATAGCGTTGTTCCTACTGTTGGCGTCACATCAGCTCCAGCAGGAGGAACAACCGCTGTTGGTATTGCCACTATGATTGGTGGTATTAATGTATGTAATCAAAATACAAACGCAAAATTGCAATCTGTACAAGCAGTAAATGTTGCAAAATCTGGTGCTGGTTATACTGTTGCTCCTGGAGTAAGATTTAGTGTGCCTTCAAATCAATCTGGATCCGGGGCAGTTGCTACAGCAACAATCGGTGATGGTGTTGTCGGTCTAATTACTGTTACGTCTGGTGGTGGTGGATATGCAGAAACACCAACGATTGCATTTACTAATGAGGTCTTTAAGACAGGTGTAACCACAGCATCTGCAGTTGCATATCCAATTGTAAGCGCAGCTGGCACAATCTCTCAAATACATCTTTCAAATACTGGTGTCGGATATTCTGTTGCTCCAACAATTGTTGTTGGTGCTCCAGAAAGTTCTGGTTCTGGTACTTTTACCTTTAATGAAATTGTAACAGGATCCTCAAGTGGAACAACAGCAAGAGTTAGAGTTTGGAACTCTGATACAAACACACTTGAGGTCGGAACAGTAACAGGCGAATTTACTATTGGAGAAGATATTGTTGGTTCTACATCTGGAGCATCTTACCCGTTACGTGTTGCAGATACAGAACCAGCTGACGATGGATTTGCTGATAATATTAATATTGAGGTCGAAGCTGATGCGATTATTGACTTCAGCGAAAGAAACCCGTTTGGTATTCCCTAAATAAAAATATCTTAATATAAAGATATTGTAGGATTTAAAAATGTTTGAGTATTTTTACAACGAAGTTTTGAGGAGGACCATTATATCTTTTGGTACACTCTTTAATAATATTTCAATAAAACACGAAGATTCTTCGGATAACGTTGTCAGTGTTGTAAAGGTTCCTCTGGCGTATGGTCCCACACAAAAGTTTTTAGCGAGAATAAATCAATCTCCTGACCTCAATAAACCATTTGCCATCACTCTACCGAGGATGTCTTTTGAGTTTACTGGATTAACTTATGATCCTACACGAAAAGTTTCTACAGTTCAAAACTTTACAGTAAAAGATCCAAATGATGGATCAGTTGTTAGGAAACAGTATATGCCTGTTCCTTATAATATGCAATTTGAATTGGCAATCATGTCAAAATTAAATGATGATGCCCTTCAAATAATTGAACAAATTTTACCATATTTTCAACCCGCTTTTAATCTTACGGTTGAATTAGTTGAGTCAATTCAAGAGAAAAAAGATATACCGGTAATATTAGAAAACATCACCATGCAAGATGATTATGAGGGAGATTTCACTTCCAGAAGAGTTCTTCTTTATACTCTAAGATTTACTGCAAAAACATATCTGTTTGGTCCTGCAACCACCGCAACCAAGGATATTATCAAGAGAGCTTCTATCAGTTATCTTACTGGAACCGATACCTCCAACACCACCAGAGAGATTACTTATACTGCAACACCAAGAGCAACTCAAAATTATACTGGAGATGCTGCTACTACTCTCGCAGCAGATATTACTAAGACAGCAAAAACCTTTGATGTTGTTGATGGAAGCACATTAACTGCTAACACCTATATTAACATTGATGGTGAACAGATGTTCCTCAAATCAATCAGTGGTAACAGTATAACTGTTAGACGTGGAGAAGATAAGACAACAGCAACAATTCACCTTGGTGGAGATGAAATTCACGAAATCACTGCTGCTGATAATGCGCTTATTGAAGCAGGTGATGACTTTGGATTTGATGGGTCATTCTGATGAAAATGACAAAAAATTTCGACGATCTTAATGATACCTTCAATACTTCTGGCGAAGTAATAAAACCTGAAGTTATTGAAAGTAAAATTAAAAAGGTAAAAGAGGAAGTCGATGATATAAAAAAAGATTATGAATATACTAGAGGTAACTTATATTCAATTATAGAAAAGGGGCAAGAAGCTTTAAACGGAGTTCTTGAACTTGCCCAAGAAAGTGAGATGCCTAGAGCATACGAAGTTGCAGGTCAGTTAATTAAAAATGTTGCTGATGCCACGGATAAATTATTAGATTTACAAAAGAAATTAAAAGACGTTGAGGCAGAAGAAAAAATTAAAGGACCCTCTACAGTAAACAATGCTTTATTTGTTGGTTCTACAGCAGATCTAGCAAAAATGCTAAAAGACGGACTGAAGGAAGATCCTAAATAACATTGGGAGAGAAATCCCAAAGTATTTAAGTTACTAATAAAATGTCCAAAGAAGAATTGCCTTCTATTGATGATTTGGTCAATAATGATCTACCATCAGTTGAAGATTTTATAACAGAAGAGAATGCAGAGGAACTCCCTTCTGTTCAGGAATACGTTGAGTTAGAAGAAAGCACTCAAACCATAGAGGATGTAGACGGAAATACATTTGTAGAAGTACAAGATATAGTACCACCCTGGCCAGAATTGGTCAGAATGATTAATGATGTCAGATCAGATATTCCTGACATCCCAGAAGTAAAGTATTATGATAAGGAACTTGAGGATCTTGCAGAACAGATTAGCAATCTTCCTGAAGTTAGATATTATGATAGAGAGGTAGAAGCAATATGTGAGCAGGTAGATTTTATAAGAGAGCAGATCAAAGATCTTCCTGAAG